ATCGCCAATAGCCCGCAACTCGCTATGTATGGTGAAGGGCGGATGCCTGAGGCATATGTGCCGTTGCCTGACGGTCGCCGCATCCCGGTAGCGATGCAGGGCGGTGGCGGCGACACTAATGTTGTTGTTAATGTAGATGCAGGCAACACCAGCGTTCAGGGTGATGCCCCACGCGGCGATCAATTAGGTAAAGCCCTTAGTGCTGCGGTGCAAGCTGAACTGATCAAACAACGTAGACCTGGAGGACTGCTAGCCTAATGCCAACATTTACATACGTATCAGATTTTGGTGCTGCGGTTAGCAGTAAGCCATCAGTCACAGTAGTTAAATTTGGTGATGGTTACGAAAAAAGGCAGGCGTTTGGTATTAATCAAAACCTAAAAAGCTGGTCTTTAACTTTTAGAAATCGCACTAATACTGATGCAGACTCGATTGAAGCATTCCTTAATGCACGGGCTGGTGTTGAATCATTTGATTGGACACCACCATCGGGCGGCGGCACCAAATGGGTATGCCGGGAATGGAGTAGGACTTTAGAAAATTATAATAATAATTCAGTGCAGGCAACATTTGAGCAGGTAGCAGAGCCATGAGCGTACCAGTATCCGAGCTGCAAAAACCAGCGCCATCAGCAATTATTGAATTGTTTGAAATTCATCTTGTTACTGCTATCCATGGCGCTAATACGGTATTTAGATTTCATGCTGGCACTAATGCAATCAATAACGGCAATATTGTCTGGGCTGGGAATAGCTACCAAGCTTTTCCAGTTGAAGCAACAGGATTCGAATACAACGGCAACGGCCAATTGCCACGGCCAAAATTAAAAGTAAGCAATATATTGAGGTTTGTAACAAGTATATTGTTAACAGTAAATTTAACGACTGTCGGCAACGATCTAAACGGTGCAAAATTTATTCGTATTCGCACTTTGGCAAGGTATTTGGATGCTGCTAATTTTAGTGGTGGCAATGCTAATGCAGATCCTACTGCGGAGTTTCCGCGTGAGATTTATTACCTTGATCGCAAGGTGACAGAATCGCGTGAATTTGTTGAGTGGGAACTTGCAGCAGCATTTGACTTGATTGGCGTTAGGGCGCCGAAACGGCAATGTATTGCAAATTTATGCCAATGGGTATATCGCTCTGCTGAATGCAGTTACACTGCAGCGGTATATTTTGATGCAAATAATAATTCAGTTGTATCTGCTGCTTCTGATGTATGCGGCAAACGATTAACCAGTTGTGCCACTAGATTTGGCGTTAATGCGCAATTACCATTTGGGTCATTCCCTGGCGTTGGTTTATTTGCGCAATGACATGGCGTGATGCAGCTATTGACCATGCAAAGCTTATGGCACCAAATGAATCCTGCGGCTTGCTTATTGATGTTGCTGGCGATACGGTATATTGCGCTTGCCGTAATCTTGCGGATGATACCGATCATTTTATTATCCATCCGGGCGACTGGGCAAAAGCTGAAGATGAAGCAGATATTATTGCAATAGTACATAGCCATCCCGACCAATCACCGGACCCTAGCGCCATGGATCGTCAATTTTGCGAACGCAGCCAATTGCCATGGCATATTGTTAATCCTGCTGATGGTAGCTGGGGTAAATGCATCCCATTGATCGGTAGGCAATGGGTATGGGCGATCAGCGATTGCTGGACGTTAGTGCGTGACTGGTATGCGTTGCATGGCTTGTTGCTACCAGATTGGGATCGACCATCACTAGCAGAATTTGAAGCGCAACCATTATTTGATGGCTTATGGGAAACGGCTGGATTTTATGAATTAGCCGATGGAGCTTTGCTGCAACCTGGCGATGCCTTGCTGATGCGTATTGGAGATCGCCAGTTAAATCATGTTGGTGTGTTTATTGGTAATGGCATGATGCTGCATCATTTGCGTGACCAGCTAAGCGTTAGGGACCATTGCAGGCCAGGGTTAACCGGGCGCAGGTTACGTCATGCCGATGCGAGTAAGCTGGTAGCAGGAGATGGCTGGTGATGCTACGCGAGATCCGAGTTTATGGCCAATTAGCCAAGTTCATGGGCGTACGGTCGTTTATGGCAGAGGCGCGTGATGTAGCAGAAGCTGTTCGGTATTTATTGGTAAATTTTGCCGGGTTAGAAGCGCATATGGTGCAGCATGATTATCGGATATTAGTTGGCGGTTATAGCATTAGCGAAGAAGAGATTAGCCATCCTGTAGGGCAAAGTATTATTCGTATTATTCCTGTTGTCGCAGGCGCTGGCGGCGTAGGGAAAATTATTGCTGGCGTAGCAATTATTGGTTTAAGTATTTTAACAGCAGGTTTTTTTGGTTTTGCTTTGGGCAGCGCTACGGGTATAGGCACATTTGCCACGATTGGTGTCGGCGTTGGCGCCAGCCTTGCTTTAAGCGGTGTGGCGCAACTGCTGACGCCAGTTCCGCGCATTGCACCTCCATCAATGGCTTACGCATCTTCGCCGCCACCGACAATGCGTGAATCCGAATTAGATCCACAGAAATCTTATAGCTTCAATGGTGTTCAGAATACATCAGCGCAAGGCACACCAGTGCCAATTATTTATGGTGAGACAATTGTTGGCTCAGTTGTTATATCAGCTAATATATCAACGCAAGAGGTAGTGTAATGGGGTTTTCCGCCGCCGAAGTTGCTTATTTTTCCACACTAAAAGGCAACGCTGCAGCAACTTATGTTGGACAGTTGCAAGAACGAGAACGACAAATAGCGCAAGATCTTGCTAATAGGCCACGCATACGAACAGCAGATAGTTTAGCCAGTACGCAATACGCAACCTTTTTAGATTTGCTTAGTGAAGGCGAAATTGAAGGGTTCCCATCTGCAGCAGGTCTAACAAAAGGCACCAGCGCATATAATATTGCGGCATTAAAGGATATTTACCTTAATAAAACGCCTATCTTAAGGGAGGGTGTTAATCTGGACAATGTGCAGCCAACTGATTACAATTTCCAAAATTTAAGCATTGAGCCACGCTATGGCACGCAAGCGCAAACATACATACAAGGCTACGGTGATATTAGCGAGCCGATTACAGTTGGCACAACAATATTGCAGGCTACCCCAGCCGTAAGAACAATAAGTGATGTTAACGTTAATGGTGTTATTATTACTATTGTAGTGCCAGCATTGCAAGAGTTTAACCAGGAAGGCGATATCTTGGGAGCTAGCTTTTCATTTACAATTGCACTTTCTTATAATGGGGCTGCTTATGTCACCGTAGCAACTGAAACAATTAGTGGCCGTACTGCTGACTCGTATCAACGCGATTACCGGGTAGATTTTACTACCGGGTGGACTGGTTCCGTAGCTGTAAAAATCACAAGGATAACAGCCGATAGTGTCGATTCGACAGCGTTAGCCAATGCGTTCCAGTGGGCTTATTACCAAGAAATAACGTATCAAAAACTTACATATCCGAATAGTGCAATTGTTGCAATTAAATTTGATTCGCAGCAATTCAGTTCATTCCCGAGCCGTACTTATCGCGTCCGTGGCGTAAAGGTGCGAGTCCCAACTGGGGTCACTGTGGATCAAACCAATGGCCGCATTATTTATCCTAGCGGTTACACATTTAGTGGCACCCTGACGGAAGAAAACGCACGTGTATGGACATCTGACCCAGCATGGATATTGTTTGATTTGCTTACCAGCACACGGTATGGCTTTGGTCAGCATATAGCAGAAGCGCAATTAGATAAACCAGCTTTTTACGCTGCATCAGTTTATGCCTCAGCTTTGGTGTCTGATGGCCTTAACGGTATGGAACCACGGTTCAGTTGTAATGTATTGATTCAAAACCAAGATGATGCTTATAAGCTAATTAATGATTTATCTAGCGTGATGCGTGTGATGCCTTATTGGGCAACTGGTGCATTGACTATATCGCAAGATGCTCCGCGTGATGCGTCTTATCTGTTTACGATGGCTAATGTTGCAGAACAAGGGTTTAGCTATAGCGGCAGCAGCATTAAAACTAGGCATACTGTTGCAGTTGTTGGTTATTTAGATACGCGAACGCAAGATGTTGCATACGAAATGGTAGAAGACGCTGTTGGTATTGCTAAGTATGGCATTAACAAAACCGAACTACGTGCCTTCGCTTGCACCAGTCGAGGTCAAGCCGCAAGATTGGGTCATTGGGTTTTGTATTCGGAAGCAAATGAAACTGAAGTTGTTACATTTGCGTCAAGTATTGAATCTGGCGTTCTCGTAAGGCCAGGCCAAGTAATAAAGATTGCAGATCCGCTAAAAGCTGGCATTAGGCGTGCTGGCCGTATAAATAGCGCAACAACTACACAAATCACAGTTGACAACACAGATGCTACAGATTTAACAACTGCTGCTAGCGCAAAGTTAACCGTTATAATGCCTGATGGCAGCGTTCAAGAGCGAAATATTGCAACTATTGTTGGTGCAGTTATTACTGTATCAACAGCATTTTCAACAACACCAAACGTAGGCAGCATATGGATGTTACAAAATACAAACGTGGCCGCCACTACATGGCGAGTGTTAACTGTAACTGAAACCAATGGCGCTGAATATGAAATTACAGCGCTAGCTCATAACTCTAGCAAATATGATTATGTAGAACAAAACCGGCCATTACAAAATCCAAACATATCAGTTACTGAATTTAGCCCTGACCCGCCAAATGCTTTAAAAACTAATGAAATATTGTATGCACTAAATGGCAAAGCAGTATCCAAATTAATCGTTAGATGGCAGCCAGTAATTGGCGCTAGTGAATACCAAATTCATTGGAAATATGGTAACAATAACTGGACCCTAGCCAACGCTACAAGTGCTGAATATGAAATTCTAGAAGCTGTTGCTGCTGTTTACTATATCCGTGTTTACAGCCTAAATGCACTGCGGATACCGTCAACTAGCTACGCCGAATTAACTACTCCGGCATATGGTAAAACCGCACCACCGTCAACACCAACAGGCATTAATTTAGTTCCTAGTGGTGATTCGCTTGCAACTTTAAGCTGGGATCGTGCTACTGACTTAGACGTAATCCTGGGCGGCAAGGTATTAATCCGTCACAATACGTCGCTGTTAAGCGCAACATGGGACAGCAGCCAACAAATTGTATCTGCTGCTGCAGGAAGCCAAACGCAAAAGCAAGTGCCTTTACTGGAAGGCACTTATTTAATTAAATTTGAAGACGACACCGGCCATAGATCAGCAAGCGCGGCAATAATTAAGGCGGATTTACCTGAACCTCAGCCACGTTTGCTGATCCAAACTGTCCGTGAAGATCAGGATTACTACCTGACTGTAGATGAGATGGGCACATGGGACAGCCTTAGTGAAATTGACGGCATAAAAAGCGCTTTATTTGCAGGCACAAAAACCAATATGGCATATGACGCTGGCGTTGATGGCTTGATTGTTACCGATACATCGTTGGGTACTGGTGAATATCAATTTCTAAATACCCTTGATATGGGCGGAATTTTTGCTGTCAATATGCGTCGATATTTAGTTACTCGCTCTTATCTGCCCAATTCGCCATGGGATTCGCAGACAGCCGAAATTGATTCATGGACTGATATTCATGGCGCTGCTGATCTCGTCGATGGCTCGCTTTACGTTCGGAGTACAACCAGTAATCCAGCCATTAGCCCGGTATGGAGCGATTGGAATGAAATTAGCAACGGGCTGCTACGCGGTCGGGGATTTCAATTCAAATTAGTTGCCACCATAAGTAACGCTAATCAAAACATTATTGTGGATGAACTTGGCGTAACAATAGAATTGCAACAACGCACAGAACAACTTGGACCTATCGAGGCTTCATCTGCTGGTACAACATCGGTAAGCTTTGCCAACCCATTTTATGAAGCGCCAGTGCTAGGATTTAGTGCCTACGTCCAATCTGCTGATGATGTTGCGGAAATTGTAAACGTCTCACGGACTGGCTTTGATATAAACTTTGCCTATCAGGGCGCTTCTATCGCCCGCAAATTCACTTATACTGCCGTTGGATACGGCAAGGAGATTACCTAATGGCACAACACGATTATAGTATTGCCAACCAATCAGGTGCAGCATTTCGAACTGACCTCAACAATGCGCTAAGCGCAATTGTTAGCCAGAACAGTGGCTCTACCGCGCCAAGCCCGACTTATGCCTACATGACATGGGCGGACACAACAACCAATACGCTAAAACGCCGTAATAGCGCTAATAACGCTTGGTTAACTGTTGGCGATCTGACCGGCTTAATTTTATCAATTGATACTGGTGGGCAAGTTGGCATAGGAACGACAACACCTAGCAACTACAACGCTAATTACGATGACCTCGTTGTTTACAACGCGTCAAGCAATGGCGGTATTACTATTGCAACAGGCAGCAGCGCCACAGGTGGGCTCGCTTTTGCTGATGGCACCAGCGGCGGTACTGATGAATATCGAGGATTTGTGCAATACAGTCATACTACAGATGAGATACAAATAGGCACATCTGGAATTATTAGGCAATGGATTGGGCAAAATGGAACCCTTATTGTAAGTGCGCTTACTAATCCAATAATTGCTAGTTCTCAAACTGGTGCAGGAACTGACTCATCTTTCTTCTCCGGGAAACATACCGCTACTGCAGGAGCAAGGGATACAGGTACGGAAGCATTTAAAGTTTTTACTAATGGCAATGTTCAAAACACTAACAATAGCTACGGCAGCCTTTCAGATATAAAATTAAAACAAAACATTGTTGATGCCAATTCGCAATGGAATGATATTAAGGCAATACGTGTTCGTAATTACAACTTAAAGCAAGGCCAAACCCATACTCAAATTGGCGCTATCGCCCAAGAGGTGGAGTTGATATCACCCGGGCTGGTGTACGAATCAGCCGATTGCGATGCGGCTGGTAACGACCTAGGCACCGTCACCAAATCAATCAATTATTCAGTTTTATACATGAAATCCGTTAAGGCGCTGCAAGAGGCAATGGAGCGGATAGAACAACTTGAGATTAAAGTAGACGCATTGTTAGCACCTGCGCCAGTGCTAGACTGAAACTAGGAGGTATCCCATGTCTGTCCAGCCTGGCACTTATAACATCAGCTTGCAACGCCGAGCTGATTACAGCGTTACGTTGCAGTTCAAGGACAGCACTGATGCGGCCATAAACTTAACTGGCTGGACAGTTGCAGCGCAAGTATGGAACCAAACCAGAACTACAAAAGCTGCTGATTTTGCTATTACTTATACTAATCGCGCGACTGGTACTATTGCGATAGCGTTAACCGATGAGCAAACTGCAATTTTTGCAGATGAAGCATATTACGATGTGTTATTAACCAACCCATCCGGACTGAAGGAGTATTACCTTGAAGGCATTATTTATGTCAGCGAGGGTTATACAGCATGACTTCTGTTGTCGTCAGTGCTGTTAACAACACTGTTGTTGTTACCGAAAATGGTAGCAGCACTGTAGTTACAGTGCCTCAGACATCCGTGGTTACCGCTACTACTGCTGGGCCGCAAGGGCCATCTGGGTCTGCATACGTTCACACGCAGAGTTCGTCGTCTTCTACATGGACAATCAACCACAATTTGGGCTTCCGCCCATCGGTGGAGCTGCTTGATTCTGGCAGCCAAGAGATTGATGGCGCCATCGCACATCCGACAATCAACCAGACCGTTGTTACACTGAATCCAGCAACCGCTGGGCTAGCCCGACTTACCTAACATGGCACGCAAATTTTTTACAGACCTCGACCTGCAAAGCGTTTCAAAGGTTATTAACCTGCCAACACCGACGGCAGCCGGTGATGCCGTACCCAAGAGTTATGTAGATAGCGCCGTTGAGGGCTTGGCATGGAAGGACTCAGCGCGAGTTAGCACTCAAGGCAACGTTAACTTGGCTAGCCCTGGCGCCACCATTGATGGCATAACGATGGCAAGCCAGGATCGCGTCCTGGTGCGCAGTCAAACCACTACATCCCAAAACGGCATCTACGTTTGGAATGGCGCATCAACCGCAATGACGCGGTCGCTGGATGCATCTACGTTTGCCGAGCTGGAGCAAGCGGTCATCAGCGTTGAGGAGGGCACTGATGCTGACACCAGTTTCCGCCAGACCGAAGTAAACGGCACCATCGACTCCAGCACTGTTGTGTGGGGCGCATTTGGCGCCAATGCTCCAAGCGCATCGGAGAGCACCGCTGGTATTGCTGAACTGGCTACACAGGCCGAGGTGGACGCCGGCACCGATGACGCACGGATTGTTACCCCTCTAAAGCTGGCGACGTACAGCGGCAGGATTCGCAAACATACAGCCAGTTTTGGTGATGGCAGCGCTACCAGTTATACGATTACGCATAACTTCAACACCCGCGATGTAACCGTGGCGGTATTCCCCAACAGCGGCACCTACGACGATGTTGAGGTAGATGTAGGGCGCACCAGTGTCAACGCAGTGACACTAATATTTGCCACTGCACCTACCAGTAACGCTTACCGCGTCGTAGTAATTGGCTGATGGCTAGGCAATTCTTAACAGACCTTGAACTTGCATCGCAGCGTGAGTTGCGCTTTGAGGATGCTGACAGTAGCAATTACGTCGGCTTTAAATCACCAGCAACAGTTGCCGCCAATCGAATCTGGACACTGCCTGCGACAGATGGCACTGCGGGGCAAGCATTAAGCACCAACGGCAGCGGCACTTTGAGCTGGGCTACAGCAGCAGGCGCAACCGTTGTGGATGGAGGTAATTTTGCCAATGGGTCTAGCATCGTATCAACATCCGGCGCCATTAATGGCGGGAGTTTCGACTAATGCCAACACCAGCGACTAGGACACCGGTACGGATTGCTCGCGGCACATACAGCAACCTAAACGGCAGTATTCTTGATTTGCAAGAAGGTGAAATATGTTATGCAACAGACCAAAATAAACTTTACACGATAGAAGGCGGTGTTTTAACGGAACAACCATATTTAGCTAACACTGGCGGCACAATACTTAACGCAGATATTAATGCTTCGGCCGCCATTGTTGATACTAAACTTGCAACCATCGCCACTGCTGGCAAAGTCAGCAACTCGGCTACTACTGCTGCTAGCGCTAATACTGCCAGCGCTATTGTGGCGCGTGATGCCAGCGGCAACTTTACTGCTGGCACGATTACTGGCTCGTTTAACGGAACAACTTTTGTTGGCACTACGTCTCTAGCATTAAATCGCTCTAGCGCTAATCAAGGTTTAACTGGCATTAGCAGCGTTGCATTACCTGGTGCTACTTCTGGCACGGTAACTGTTCAACCGGCTGCAATTGCTGGCACAACGACGATTACGTTACCTGCAACTACTGGAACTGTAATAACAACTGGCGATAGCGGTACAGTCACTAGCACAATGTTGTTAGATGGCACAATACTTAATGCTGATATAAACGCATCTGCTGCTATTGCAGGCAGCAAGATCGTTGCTGCAACCACTGGCGTGGTTGGCGCGGTGCAACTTAGCGATAGCACCAGCACTACCAGCTCAGTATTAGCTGCTACGCCTACAGCAGTAAAGGCGGCATACGACCTTGCAGCAGCGGCATTGCCTAAATCAGGTGGCACGGTTACTGGTAATTTAGAAATTGGCACTGCGGGCAGCCTGACATTCGAAGGCGCTACAGCAGATGCTTTTGAACTAAGTCTTGCAATTGTCGATCCTACCGCTGATCGCACGATCACGCTGCCCGATGCAACTGGAACCGTGGCATTACTTAGCGCGGTGCAAAGTTACAGCGCAGCGCAACGTGGCACTATCAGCGCATTGACCGATGGTGCAACGATCACCGCAGATTTTGCGGCAGCCAATAACTTCTCAGTTACACTCGGCGGTAACCGTACATTAGCTAACCCATCAAACCAAACTGCTGGGCAATCTGGTTGTATCTGGATTACGCAGGATGGCACCGGTAGCCGCACATTAGCGTATGGCTCGCAGTGGGACTTTACTGGCGGCACTGCACCAACACTTAGCACCGCAGCAGCATCGGTTGACTGCTTGGTTTATGCAGTGCAATCAAGCACTAAAATTACTGCCACCCTTATCAGCAACTTGAGCTAATGATTCCTGGAAGTGCTAATCCGCTACTACTAAAAAGTGCAGCCGCCGCTGGTGGTTTGCAGATAAGTAGATCAATACGTCTTAATTCAGCAGACTCGGCTTATTTAAATCGAACTTATGGCTCTCCAACCACGCAGAACACTTTTACATGGGCCGGTTGGGTCAAGCTTGGGGCGCTGGGCACAACACGGTGCCTGTTTGGAGTATCAACCAACCACAG